AATCATGGCTAATATGGACGGTGATGCGTAATGACTAAGTATCTCAAAGACATTTTGGGTGAAGACTTCATGAAAGAAGTTTACACTCCTTTCCCCGATGACGAGAAACGCTTTTATCAAAAACACGGACTAGAGCTTGGCAAAGAAGGCGAACCACCTATCAAGTTCCCACGCTTTGAGAACATGTATTCCAAAGACGAGTACGACAAGCTGTTCAAAGGCTCCACTACCATGCACGATCGTACCAAGGATCGCGAAGGCTATAATCCTGGTAAGGATGCGGAGCACTACGAGTCAGTAGCTGATCTTTTCAACACAGCCCTTCCTGGCATTGATGATTGTAAATTCGCATTCCCAATATATATCTCTGAAACCAATCGAGTTGAGTTTACGAAAAGACAAATCAACGAGCTTGTGGATGTAATTGGTGAAGAAGGTTTGAATTTCATCTCTGCTGTTGCTGAAAAGGAAAGCCTCTCTGAACGAGAAGCCCTGCATAAAATGGTTGATGCTGCTCGCAAAGCTGGTTCTGCTGTTGCTGGTGCTGGGCTTGTTGGCACGACGCACGGAGTAACTCATTACGCAACGGGTTACAATCCAACGCAAAATCGATCGGATGGCGAAGGACGCAGTTCACTATACGATCACAAAGATGGTCACGATCATGAGTTCCTCGACATCCTTGCCCACCACACCCACAGTGGTCCTATCGCAGGAGCACTACAGACAGCAACAATCGGACCACACATAGCAGCCGCTATTCAGTCAGCATCTCTCATTGGTCACCTTGGTTATCACATGGCCAAGAACGCGCATATCGCCATGCAGAAATCTGGCAGGAAAGCTGATGTTCGACGGGCAAAACGAAACATGCTCCGTGGCAAAGCTAAATGGTTTAAAACACCAACATACGATGGAGACAAGTAATGACATATTCGATCGTAAAAAACACTTCTCGTAATGTCGTTCTGCATATGTCTGCTACCAACACAAACATTGTTTTGCTTGGTAATAACAGCGTATCAAATGTCGCAGTCACTGGTGTAACAGATGCAATCACCGGCTGCACCATCAAACAGATTTGGTATAGTGCTGATTCTGGTGCTGGTGCGAATGGTTGGCGCATTACACGTGATGCTATTGTTGCATGGGATACCGATTCATCCGGTTGGATTGACTTTGCTGGTAATGGATCTGCATTGAATGTCGGTAGAACTGCTGCGAATGTTACGTTCACACGTACAGGTACACACGGTACTTTGATGGTTGAATTCCAAAAAGAATATGCAGCTGGTGGTACGCCATCGGATTCTGATTACTAAGGAAACTGAATGAAGTTTTTCGTCTCAACAGTTTTGGAAGTTGAAGGCGAGTACGAGATTACTGGTGATGTGTTCTTTGTTGAAGATCGTAAAGTGCGGATCGCCGGTGTTGAGCATATACTTCACTATGGAGATATTGTTCAGCACGGCGATTTCGCATATTGCGTGAATGAAGATTCTGTTTCAACAAAGAGCTTCGCCAATCAGTTCACAAAATTCTGGAATCTGACTGATGGTCAATTACCAGATGATGGTGAAAAATATTTCGTACTCGAAGATACTGACACAACTTTTTCGAGTGACATGCTACTGTATCAGAGTTTAGGCGGAAAGATCGCATCTCGTGATTTTCGTGGCGTACAGACACATGCGTTTGAAGGCGATAATATATACTGCACAGAAGAGAAAAAACCATACACGATTGACTTGGTGGATCTCAGTGAAGCGAGTGGACATGAGTTTGCTTTGAGGATTGAAGAAAAAAAGGAGAGTGAACTTAGAACTATCATCGAAAATCAAGAGTTGATTGAGACGATAGCAGAAAAGGTTCATGTGCCTAATGATGGAAATGATGACAAGGACGGAGAACGGGGCGCTACAGGCGAACCAGGGCGTAGTGGTAAAGATGGGGAACGTGGTGAGCGTGGGCTTACCGGCAAATACGGGCGAGATGGTCTGGATGGTGATACAGGAGAGCCTGGAAGCCGTGGAGAGCCTGGAAGAGACGGTAAGGATGGAATCGACGGCAAGGATGGAAAACGCGGCCCACGAGGCTTAAAAGGCGACGAATGATCGGTATGAGTTTGTAGTACAAGATGACTTAACATCTCTGCTGGAATTTCGTATTAGAGCAAAAGCAACCACTGTTACAGAAGCAAGATCAGAATTATTGTAGTAAAATACAGCGTTTACTAAATACAATAACAACGAAAAGTATATTTTAAAGGGCATCGAGCATGAAACTTATTTCAGAGATGACAAGCGAGGTAGAATATCTCACTGAGTCAACAAAAGATGGCAAGAGCGCAAAATATATTCATGGTGTCTTCATGCAGGCGATCAAAGAGAACCGTAATGGTCGCTCTTATCCGCTCGCAACAATGAAGAATGCGGTGTCTAAATACGTCACAGAGAAGGTGTCAAAGGGCTGCGCATACGGCGAATTGAATCACCCATCTGGACCACAAATTGATCTAGAACGTGCATGTATTATTATCAATAGTTTGGATGTTCAAGAGTCTGGCCAAGTAATTGGCAAGGCGCGTATTACAGAAACACCAGTTGGGCAAATTGTCCGTGGTTTGATTGAATCAGGTGCTTGCCTTGGCGTATCATCACGCGGGCTTGGATCACTCAAAGAAGTTAATGGCATTAATGAAGTTCAACAAGATTTTCGTTTGGTTACTGCGGCTGACGTAGTGGCTGATCCATCTGCACATGAAGCTTATGTTCAAGGTGTCATGGAAGGTGTTGATTGGCTTTATAACGAAAACACTGGTGAATGGGTTGAAGATCAGAAGAAAGTTCTTCAAACCAAGACTATTCAACAAATTCAGGAAGCAAAACTGTTTCTGTTTAATAAATTTCTGAAAACACTCTAGGTTTTACAATGACTAAAAATAGCAACGTCAATAAGGAGAATCCAATCATGGATCAACTAAAAATCGGTGATTCCATCGTCCACGAGGAAAAGGATTTCCTTGTTGTCGATCTATCGGAATCGGAAGTTGTTCTTGAAGATGTAGATGGCGAACAAATCGTTGTCGATCTTGAAGAAGTAACTAAGGCGGGACAAACAGTCGCAATGACTAATCCTGCTGGTAACTTGTCAATGATGACCAATACCGTTCTCAAAATGATGAGCGATATCGGCACCGGAGACGATGGTGTTAAGTTCTTCAATCAGGTTCAGGCTCTTTTCAATAAGGGCAAAGACCACGGCGTACCTTCTGGTGCTGCTGGTAAGAACAAATCATCTGCCGAAAACCATGGCAATCAGGACACGCAAACACCTGCTCAAATGGCTGTTAAAGTCAAAGGCATGACCAAAGAAGATCTTGATGAGATTCTTGGTGGTGAAGAAGGACTTTCAGAAGATTTCCGCAGCAAAATGGCTACGCTTTTCGAAGCTGCTGTTGGCCTTCGTGTTGCAACGCAAATTACCGAAATCGAAGAAGCACATGCTGCTGAACTTGCTAGTCTCGAAGAAGCACGCATTGCCGATTTTGAAGAACTCACAAACACAATCGAAGAGCAAGTTGATGCGTATCTTTCTTATGCCGCTCAAGAATGGTTGGCAGAGAATGAAGTTGCTGTTGAAGCATCACTTCGTACATCACTTGCAGAATCCTTTATGTCTGGATTGGTTGATCTCTGTAAAGAGCACAACATGGAACTTCCAGAAGCCGATGTATCCGCTGTTGAGGCTCTTGCCGCACGGGTAGATTCGCTTGAAGAAGATCTGAATGAATCAATCAATGCAAACATGGAACTTGTGGAAGCCATCGAAGGCTATTCAGCTGAAACTATCTTCAATGAAGCTGCTGAAGGCTTGGCATCTACGCAAGTTGATAAATTCCGTACTCTTGTCGAGGGTATCGAATATACGGGCGATGATGGAGAGTATGAATCCAAACTAAACGTAGTGAAAGAGAAATATTTCTCTAAAGGCGCAGTACCGGCTTCGACACTTAATGAAGAAGTTGAACTTGATGAAGGTACTAAAGAGCCAGTAATCCATGACGAAAAAATGGCTCGATACGTTAGTGCCATCTCAAAAACCTTAAAACGATAAATAATGCATAATAAAAAAAGCATAATCGGGAGAAAAAACCAATGCTAAACGAACAAATGATTGCAAAGTGGAAGCCAATTCTCGAACATTCTGATATGGGTGCCATCACTGATATCCATAAGCGTAATGTTACTGCGGCTATCCTCGAAAATACCGAAAAAGCTCTTCAAGAAGCTGGTTCTTATACACCACAGTCTCTCTTGGCAGAGTCTCCAATTCCACCAAACGCCATGGGCGCTTCTAGCTCTACCCCTGGTGATGGTTCCATCGATACATTCGATCCAGTTCTGATCTCGCTCGTTCGTCGTGCGATGCCTAACCTGATTGCATATGATATCTGTGGCGTTCAGCCAATGTCCGGCCCAACCGGCCTGATCTTCGCTATGCGCTCACGTTACACGAACCAGACTTCAACGGAAACGTTCTACGACGAAGTAAACACATCGTTCTCTTCTGTTGTTGGTAATGCTAATACTCTTGGTGACAAGCATGTTGGTACGCTTCCAGGTTCAACTTCACAGACTTCTAACCTTGCTGAAACCAATACATACAACTATGGCGATGCTATGGCTACCGCTCAGTTGGAAGCACTTGGTACAGATTCTAACTCTGCATTCCCTGACATGGCTTTCTCGATCGAGCAAGTACAGGTTGGTGCTAAAGGCCGTGCGCTTAAAGCATCATACTCAATGGAACTTGCACAGGATCTTAAAGCTGTTCATGGTCTGGATGCCGAAACTGAATTGGCAAACATTCTGTCTGCTGAACTGCTTGCAGAAATCAACCGTGAAGTTATCCGCACAATCTACACGACTGCTACTCGCGGTGCTGCTGATTCCTCCACAACAACTGCCGGTATCTTCGATCTGAACACCGACTCGAATGGTCGCTGGATGGTTGAAAAGTTCAAGGGACTTCTGTTCCACATTGAACGTGAAGCGAACAAAATTGCAAAAGATACTCGTCGTGGTAAGGGCAACGTCCTAATCTGTTCTTCTGATGTTGCTTCTGCACTTCAGATGGCTGGTATTCTCGACTATGCACCTGCAATGAACACTTCTGGCCTCAATGTTGATGACACTGGCAACACGTTTGCTGGTACGATTCAAGGCCGCATGAAAGTTTACATCGATCCATATGCACTTGGTGGTGACTTCATGGTTGTTGGCTACAAAGGTTCGAATGCCTATGATGCTGGACTATTTTATTGTCCGTATGTTCCACTACAGATGGTCCGTGCGGTAGGTCAAGATGACTTCCACCCGAGAATTGGATTTAAAACCAGATACGGGATGGTTGCTAACCCATATGCTGAAGGTGCCACTGCTGGTGCCGGTGCATTGACTAAGGATAGCAATTTGTACTACCGAAGAGTCATAGTATCCAATTTGATGTAGTAAATATGTCACACTAATAGGATCTCACCAATAATAATAATAACAGAGATCAAAACTACTGGGGGGGCTTTTTAGCCTCCCCTTTTTTTTGCCTTCCATTTCTTATGAGAACCACGACACAAATTTCATCGAATGTCAAATCACACCGGAATATAAATACATGCAACAACAATAAGAGCACAAAAAAGGAATGCCATAATGACAGACAAAATCAATAAGTATGCAGAATATATGACCAAACAGACGCGCGAAGGTAGCTTCGGTTATCCTAGCAAATCAGGCAAACAAGGCGTTGGTGTAGACGCTCGTGGTCCTGTTGAAGATGCAGCAGTATCACTTGATGAATCTAAAAAAGTTCCTGGTGGTAGTAAACATTTTCCAGAATCAGAAGAAATAAAATTCAGCGATTATGTTGCATGGATTGCCGAAGGTAACATCACCCCTGATATGGTGAAAGCTTCCCAACGACGATCGGCGGCAATAAAAGCTAGAAAAGCAGATACTGGAAAATTCGGCAAAGAAAGCACCAAACGGTTTGTGAAGAACGTTAGTGACGCCAAAGTAGGCGAGCTGGATCTCGACGACAAAAACAAATGAGCTTAGGATTCAATCCAACTAAATAATAGAATAACTCAATGCAAGGAATAATCATATGGCTATTCAATATTCAGATACAGTTCGTAACGCAGAACTTGATGCAATCGAAACTGCAATTTCAACCACACCAACACTAACTATTGTGTCTGGTGCTGCACCCGCTACATGCGCTACTGCAAACTCTGGTACTATTCTCGTTACAATGACACTTCCATCTGATTGGATGGCTGCTGCATCTGCTGGTTCGAAAGCAAAAGCTGGCACTTGGCAGGATACTTCTGCTGATGCTTCTGGTACTGCTGCACACTTCCGTATTCACCAAGGCACAGCTTGCCACATCCAAGGTACTGTTACAATGACATCTGGTGGTGGTGATATGGAACTGGATAACACCAATATTGCTGCTGGACAGCAAGTTACAATTTCGACATTCACTGTCACAGCTGGCAATGCTTAATTTATTGAGCGTCATAACCCATGGCTGTAATAGGTAGCGTTGTATACACTGAAGCCGATCACACAACTCGGCCAAGTACACTACTAACTGACTACCTTGCGGTGGCGCTGAATGATTCTGCTTATGGTTTGCCCGGTGATCCTGATGCAAACCTAAGTTCTGCGATGGAACCAGCCACACTAGATAGAGATGCTCTAGCTGGTGTGGATATTGACGGTACTGCAACTAATACGAACAACAACGCCACAGTATCATCTGCTGGTGTTGTTGTCATTTCTGGTGCTGCTGCAATAACCGAAGCAGATGTTTCTGGTTCTCGTATTGGTGATGTTGATATCGATGCAGATACGTCAGAAACCGTTGCCGATGACACAACATCTTCTGCTGGTTCAATTGATATCGACGGCGCGTCCTCTTACACAGAGAACGATTCCACGGTTGCATCTGCTGGTATAAACAGATCCAATGGCACCACCACATACACAGAGAACGACCATACAGCCTCTTCTGCTGGCATTCTACCACTAACCGGCACATCTACCACAACCAGTGAAGATGACACTGTAGAAGGTGCTGGTGCTCAATTAAACGAAGGTTCTACTTCATACACCGAAGCGGATCATACCGTTTCTTCTGCTGGTATAAACAGATCCAATGGTTCCACCACATACACCGAAGCGGATCATACCGTTTCTTCTGCTGGTATAAACAGATCCAATGGTTCCACCACATACACCGAAGCGGATCATACCGTTTCATCTGCTGGTTCAATTGATGCTGGTTCAATCGTTGGTTCCACCACATACACCGAAGCGGATCATACCGTTTCTTCTGCTGGTTCAATTGATGCTGGTTCAATCGTTGGTTCCACCACATACACAGAAGATGATGGCACCGTTTCATCTGCTGGTTCAATTGATATTGTTGGTACTGCTTCAATAACCGAAGCGGATCATACCACATCTTCTGTTGGTTCAACTGATATTGTTGGTTCTACCGCATATACCGAAGAAGGTGTTTCTGGTTCTCGTATTGGTGACGTTGATATCGATGCAGATACCAATTCATCGGTAGACGATTCTACGATAGATTCTTCTGTTACCGTACTCGGTGATGGTGTTGTCGCGTACAGTAACGACAACGCAACGTCTTCTGGATCAGGTTTTGTTGTTGTTCGTAGCTCAACATTATACACCGAAGCAGATTCTACAACATCTTCTGCTGGTATAAACAGATCCAATGGCACGACCACATACACAGAAGCGGATGACACTACATCGTCAAGTGTTACTATAGATGTGTTTGGTAGTGTTTTAGTAACACTTGACGACGACACGCTGACATCATCNGGTACTTTAATTAGNGNTGATCCATATCACGTAAGTCGTGCGAGGATTGATAGCGGTGTATCGAAAGTAACGACTAAAACCACTTTCACAACAAAACCCAGTACACAAACATCGAATAAATCCACATTCAGTACACGAACATCGAATAAAGCGAAGATATAAATACTCAATAACACACGACATAAAGGTAACTTAAATGGCTGCTACAATACGCAATCTGACAGTAGATAAATCTGCCAATCTACAGATTGATATTTCTGTTGCAAATTCAACATCCGCCATCGATCTTTCGGATTATACATGGGAAGCATGTTATAAGACGCATGCAGAGGCTGCTAATAGTGGAACGATGACAGCCAACGGATTTGCCAATGGACTTTTAACTGTATCACTGACAAGCACAGAAACTGCTAATATTGCTATTGGCCGGTATATGTACGAAGTGTATATTACGCACATAGCACTAAATACAACATCTCGCGTACAAGAGGGTATCCTCACTGTTCGCGGTGGACTTTGCTAAGGAGATTAGAATGTCTATACTAGAACAATACGCACAATGGTTATCAGAAAGCGAACACTGGGATAAAGTTCGCGGTGGTTCCGATGTCAAGATTCAACAAGCTCAACAATATGCACAGCAGATGCTAGATCAGCATGGCGATGATGAGACTATTCAGAAGCTATGTGCTCCTATCATGAAGCTCAATCCTAATAGTGATGAACACCAAAAACAGATTCTTGATGCTGCGAAACAACTAGAAGATTATGCTTCTGAGCAAATTGGTCACGAACCAGTGGATGATAAGAAGCCTGCTGAAAAAGAGAAGCCAAAGAAATGATGCGTTTCTCTAGGTGGATACTTGAGAATTATAAACTAATGGAGCGCAAAAAAGCGCACTATTCTAAGGATGCGCATGACGCTGAAAATTATCCACAGGTTGGTCAGGAATACGAGACACTGAGAAATCTATCCAAACCAACTCTACAAAAAGTAGCTCAAAAGCGTGGCATTAATCCAAATGAACCAGTTAGCAAATTGACGTCTGACATTTTGAAAAAGGAATACCCCGATAAAGTCGGTGGTTTCTACGACAAGGAAAAAGACACGCCATACAAAGTGAAGACACGCAAGAAAGCTAAAGAAGCCGCCAAACCCAGTTATAGGAAAAATGATGATGAGTAACGTTATTGAAATGAAATCAGCATGGCAACATGTTCGAAAAGAATTAGCCGAAGAAACAGTTCGTCGTGGTATGAATCCTCGTATCACCGAAAAAGTAAAACGAATGAGCAAAGATGATTTGTCGTTACTGGCAAATAAAATGCAATGGCTCACAGGGAAAAAATAAATGTCAGCATTTGATGACTTCGGTACCGCACTTTCGGAAACGCCAACAGATAGTAATTTTCTGTCGCCGCTCATCTATAAATTACAAATTCGCAAAACACCCAACCTGAACTTCTTTGTGCAGAACGTAAATCTACCAGGTGTTCATCTTACTGCGGCGCAACAACCAAACCCGTTCGTCACTATTCCACAGACTGGTGATCACTTGGAATTTGATGAGATTATGATTAATTTTAAGATTCAAGAGAACATGGCTGATTGGTTGGAAATTTTCAATTGGTTGCAGGCACTGGGGTTTCCAAAGAACTATGGTCAGTATGGTGCTATCAATGCCATTGCAGAAGGGACAGGACTTGGTGTAACATCTGATATATCGTTGATCGTCATGGATAGCAATCGTGTACCTAAACATAATATCATTTTCCGAGATGCATTTCCTGTGTCGTTGTCATCAATTATTTTCGACGTTGCACAAGCAGATCTGCAATACGTGACTGCAGCAGCTACCTTCAAATACACACTCTACGAATATGAGGCACTGAATGTCTGATTATTATTTGCAAGCGGAGTTCTTAATCAAACGTGGTTATGTGAGTGGTATGACGGTTGATCAATTGTCGGATAAACTATCCGCGAAAGCTGATAAGGAAGTCCCTAACAATTGCAACACAAGAGAAAATGTGTACGATGAAGAAACACAGAAGTTTATTGAAAATCGTCGTGCAGATGCATCAGATACTCAAAAACGGTTGATATCCCCTGGCGAAAGAACATCCGCCGCAATTGAGACATACCAATCACCGCTCAATCAGAACGATTAAATTTTAATGAGAAAATCCCACGAGACTTGTGTCTGATGTGTCATCCATTCTAATCTCTCTTCGAGAGTCAAATAGTCTTTGTTTTGCAGAAACCAACGTTCCATCCGCATCACACCATTGATAAATGAGATGCGGATCGAGTTGTGCTTGTAGTTTGCAATCAATGGTAGAACTACGTAGTGGACACACTGATCGTCTGCCTGGATCAACGTATACTTGTTGTTGCTCACAAAATTCTTTCTACGAATTTCATCATAGAATGTGTATACGCATTCAAATTCGCTGATCGTTTCGGGATCAGACATTGTTGGATTCCATTTATGGATTCCGTGAACGTCCGAAACGAGTTCGTGCAGTTCTTTTAACTTATTTTCTTGGAGCGTAATCGATTCGTCAAACGATTTGATGAGTCCCTTGTTTTCCATATAGTACATTGTCTGTCCTTTTATTAGTGCGTATATCTCATTTATTTATATTCGTCATGTAACTATTCCCCATGCAAAAAGCTTCTGTCCTTTAGTGCATTGTTGATTAACCAATTTCGATTATTGATCTGTTTCAGGATCTCTTGCAGAGCATCTGCTTTCAATTCACATTCAGTCATCTTAAATTCTATTTTCAGTAGCTCACTATCCCCTTCGAGAAAATCCTTTAGCTCTGATTTGAGTATAGTTCTGTCTGGATATACCCATCCGTGTTCTGCCATTGCTTCTTGTGTAGGATTGATCATGAACTCATATTTCTGTGCTCTGATCTTTTTGAACAGGTATCGAGCCTTTGCAATTTCTCGCTTTGCATCAATGTACATGGAATAGTATTTCGCATGCAATCGTGGGATTTCTCTGGATGACTTACCAAGATCCAATTCTGATATCGGTGCGTCTGCATTCCACGAATCGATTATTTCATCAACTGTCATATTCATTCCTTAATTGATCACTGACTTGCCTACTGACTTGCCAATCGACTTGCCAATCGACTTGCCAACCGACTTTCCTCCAGACTTGCCTACCGACTTTCCTCCAGACTTGCCAATCGACTGGATTTTCAACTTCATGTTTCATTTGAAATCATCCATTATTTGCCTACGGATTTGCCTATCGACTTGCTCACGGACTTGCCTACTGACTTGCCCATAGACTTGCCCATAGACTTGCCAATCGACTTTCCTCCAGACTTGCCCAAAGACTTGCCTATAGACCTGCCCATTGACTGGATTTTCAACTTCATGTTTCATTCAAAATCATCCATTACTTGTCTATAGACTTGCTCACGGATTTGCCAACGGACTTGCCTTTCGACTAGCCAAAAGACTCGCCACTCGATTTGCCTACCGACTCGCCCATCGATTTGCGCATTGACTCGCGCATTGACTTTATAGATTTTATCTTTCATTCAAAATCTTCCATTAGTTGATCAAGGACTTGCCCATTGACTTGATCATGGACTTGATCATGGACTTGACTATCGACTTGCCAACTGACTTGCTCAAGGACTCGCAAATAGACTTGATCATGGACTTGCTCATAGACTTGCTGATGGACTTGTTTATCAACTTCATGTTTCATTTGAAATCATCCATTAATTGCCCTTCGACTTGCCAACCGACTTGCCCATAGACTTGCCCATAGACTTTCCTCAAGACTTGCCTATCGACTTGCCTACTGACTTTCCCACGGACTTGCCAATCGACTTGCCCAACGACTTGCATATCGACTCGCCTATCGACTCGCGCATGGAATTTATAGATTTTATCTTTCATTCAAAATCTTCCATTAGTTGATCAAGGACTTGCCAAACGACTTGCCTTCTGTGAATGCTGGTTACTATATACCACACATCATCATGAAAGGCAACTCGGTGACCAACACGATCTTCATAGGATTCTACAATCACACACACATGTTCGTAACATCTAACAATGATGGCGTCGAATTTGAGTTACGTGATCGATTCTCGTTCTATGTTGAGGGATATCGTTGGATGCCAGCATTCAAATCAGGACGATGGGATGGTAAGATTAGATTGTATAATCCAGTCACCAAACTGGTGTATGTTGGTCTGCTCGGTGAGATCCAACAGTTCGCCAAGGATCGTGGATATGACGTTGATTTAGATCCAAAGGTATTCACACGCGATAAACACACAAGATCCTCTGTACAGGCTTCTATAGACGATCTAGGGCTATCCCTGACACCAAGGGAATATCAGTTCGATACTGTAGTGAAAGCTCTAAATGAGAAACGCATGACAATCGTCAGTCCAACTGGATCTGGTAAGTCTCTGATCATCTATCTATTAGCCAAAATNCTNAATCTGAAAACATTGGTGATNGTACCAACCAAGAACCTTGTTCATCAAATGGCTGGTGACTTCAAGGACTACGGATATACTGAGAATGTCCATCTGATCTATGGTGGTAAGGATAAGGATTTCGATGAACAGATTGGTTGTACCACATGGCAGTCAATCTACAAGATGCCGAGGCCTTGGTTCGATCAATTCGATTGTGTGATTGTTGACGAGGTACACGGAGCCAAAGCAAAATCATTGACTGCAATTCTAGAGAAAATGTCCAATGTGGAATATCGGTTCGGTACTACCGGCACGATGGACGGCGTAGACACCAATCGACTGGTGATTGAGGGATTGTTAGGACCAGTGCACAAAGTCACGACTACAGACAAACTAATCAAAGAGAAAGTATTGGCAGACTTTAATGTGGAATGCATATTGATGAAGTGGCCAGATTCTGTTTGTAAAACTGTGAGCAAATACACTTATCAGGAAGAAATAGATTTCGTTATATCATCAGAGAAACGCAACAAGATTATCATGAACCTTGTCCTAAAACAAAAGGGCAACAATCTTGTGCTTGTGAACTTTGTAGAGAAGCATGGTGCAGTATTACATGAGATGTTCAAAGAAGCCACTGATCGACCAGTATATTACATTCATGGTGGTATACCAGCTGAGACTCGAAATGAGTATCGTGCTATGATCGAGAAGGAATCTGATTGCATTGTATTGGCAACCACTAAAAGTTTCGCCACTGGAACGAATGTGAAGAAATTGAACAACATCTTTTTCTGTCATCCAAGCAAATCACGTATCACCACTCTCCAAGCTATTGGTCGAGTTCTTCGAAGATCAGAGACAAAAACATCGGCAACACTGTACGATATTGTTGATGATTTGTCATATGGGAAAAAACATTGCTTCTCCATGAAGCATTTCATTGAGCGGATGAAGTTCTATGCCAATGAGCAATTTCCATATGAGATCAAAAAATATGGCTATAAGGATTAGTCGTGGTTTGCGAATTCACCGTGTAGTTCATTACGCAGCTGTATTGCTTTTGCTATGGCATCTTCTTTATTGACGAAGTAACCACCATGATGAGACTTTTTATTTACCATGATTCGCACATACCATTTTCCAGCTGCTTTATGCCAAACGACACCTGTAGTACCAGATGTATTATTCTTCTGCTTACCACTATTGGCTTGATTCTGTGAATTAGTAGCAACACGAAGATTGTCGATGTTGTTGTTCAACGTATCGTTATCTGCATGATCAACGGAATTATCTTGTGATGTATCAGTGATATCCCATTGCTCATTGAACATCAGGTAGATCAATCGATGTGCTCTGTACAACTTACCATTGATCCTGATCCGTCGATAACCCGTAGAACTGTCAATACAACCAGCAGGTTTACTCATATCAACAGAATGCGGTTGTTCTTTCCAGTACAGATCGTTATCTCTGTACTCAAACAGATCATGTATTGTGTCATACATTGTTACACCACAGCTTCCATAATGATTTTCCAAATGATGAACGTTATCAATATACACATTATGATACTATTGATTCCCAAAACAACCAATCCCAAACTAACCAACATATCAACACAGTCGTTCATGAAATTTCTCATTACCATTCCTTATGTTTCATGTTTATATATATACCATGAGACTGTTAGTGTCAATAGGAGAATTTATATGGCTGATATCGTAAACATCAAACTAGTCACCGGAGAAGATATATTCGCTGAATTACTTGATCGTTCCGAGATTGGTATCACAGTTAGAAATCCATTGATAACAACTGAGATCAATGGACCAGATGATAATCCAATGATGGGACTATATCCATATCTCGTACATAGTGATACGAATGTCTGTGTACTGAATAATAATTTAGTTACAACTCTCACCAAAATATCACCCATTGTGGAATCTTTCTATCATAACAGCAATTATTTCAGTGATCAATTAATATCTGATCAAATGGAACGAATAAAAGAAGCAAATATCTATATCAATGAATCGATTCAATTGGAATCATTGAATGAAGAGGAATTTCTTGTTGATCTCAATAACATATCTTTTCTTGTTCATTGATGTGTTTTTATTTCTTGACTTATTAGTTGTTATTTGATAAGATCAATGAGATGGTTTAATGTCCATAATGAAGAACTAACAATCTTATTATAACAAAACTCAGAATGTCTGTCAAGTAAGTGATGATCGAGAAAAACACCCGTCATCATTGGTCTTTTCTCAGTTCTCAAAATTCAGTTGTCGTTTTATGCTATTTTCTTGAAAAAAATGTCGATTTGACAAGGACGAAGTATTATGATACAATAGGTGTCATATGTCAAGAACAAATGTGAGGATTAGTGTACATGACTAAAAAACCACGTAAGACAAGACAGTATATCAACAACGAACACTTCTATGAATGCTTGGTTCAATACTTGGATGACTGCAATGAAGCAGAGCTTAAAGGTGAACAGATCCCACGAATACCAGAATACATTGGTGTATGCTTCATCTTACTTGCAAAGAACGTAGGTAAAGCTCCTAATTACTCACGATACACCTATCTAGAAGAGATGCAATCTGATGCAATTATAAATTGTGTCAAATATGTTCGCAACTTTAACCCTGAATTCGGTAAGAATCCGTTTGCATATTTCACTCAATATGTGAACAACACGTTTAAGCAACGTATACGGATTGAGAAGAAGAAGATGTATACGAGGTACAAGGAATATCAATCATTCCAAGTATCTGAGCAACTGGAAGGTATCACTGGTAGCAACTATGCTGGTGGTCCTGAATTGAACGAGATTAGCAATGAGTTCATTCGTCAGTTTGAACGTACCATGGAAGAAGAAAAGGAAAAGAAGAAACTAAATCGTATCAGATCAGCCAACTCAATTGGTAATTATTTCGAAGATGACAATGGAGAAGAATCAGATGACTGAACATTATATTTACGGTGAGTTCAATGATCCAGAAGACAATCACTATGAGTTCTCGTATATCAAAATGGATATTGAGCAGTTGATGTTAGGGCTTAGCTTGACAGTGCTACGTAGCAATCGTATAAAATTATCCGGTGAATTTAAGAGAATCATGGACGTACGTATCAAGGTAGATGATCATTTTCCAGAGACATCTATGCGTTCTGGAATTCAAGACTTGCTATATGAGGAATATTATTCATGAAATATTCCTTTGTCAGAATCGACATTGAGCTTCTTATGAAGAGATTCATAGCTGATTCGCCATATACAAACATCAATGGGGTGCCGCACTTCTTTGATTTTTTAGTATCACCAGTACGTGATGAGATTCTTCAATTGCTTTCTGAGGAATATAAACAATGAAAATTGCACTGATAGCTGATACACATTTTGGTGCCAGGGGTGATAACCAAAATCTCATGGATTCCATGGTTCGATTCTATGACAATGTGTTCTTTCCAGAGATCAAGTCACAAGGTGTCGAGCATATCATTCATCTTGGTGACTTGGTGGATCGTAGGAAGTATATCAACATTGCGACACTCAGAACAATGCAGAAGAAATTCATTGAACGCATTGATGTTCCGATGGATGTAATTTGTGGAAATCATGATGCGTACTACAAAAACACGAACGATGTAAACTCATTGGACGAATTGATTGGTGCAGATCATCCGTACATTAAGGTGTACAAAGAGCCTACAGAGCGTACCATAGACGGCACACAATACCTGTATCTCCCATGGATCACATCAGAAAATGAAGCACAGACACTACAGGCGATCGATGAAAGCGATGCTCCGTATGCGATGGGGCATCTAGAACTTAATGGATTTCAAATGCTACGTGGTCTACCATGCACACACGGATTGAATCCAGCACTACTGAAGAAATTTGTTCATGTTTTCACAGGACATTTTCATCTGAAATCTGTGCAAGACAACATCATGTATGTTGGTTCGCCTTATGAGATGAATTGGGCAGAAGCTGGTGATCCACATGGGTTCCACATCTTCAATACTGAGAACCGGGAACTGGAACACATTGAAAATCCATACACGAACTTCGTCAAGATCTTCTATGATGCTGATACAGCCAAGAATGACATTCCTGATGTTTCAGGTAAATGGACTAAAATAATCGTACTAGATAAGCCGGACAATTATGAGTTCGATGACTACTGTAATAGAGTACAAGATCTGCATCCACTGGAAATGCGCGTGGTCGAAGCGATATCACAAGACACGCAGGACATCATTGTAGACGAAGCAGATGACACGCAGGATATCATCGAGAAGGCTATCGACATGCGTCTTGATCTTGATAACGATAAGAAAGAAGCATTGCGTGCTTTGATGCGAGACTTGTACAGAGACGCATCTTCTGTTATAATGGAAAAATAGCTGTGAATAATATGGAAGCGACATATGCTCAAATTGAAAAAGCTGACAGTGAAAAATTTTTTATCAACGGGCGCAGCGCACAGCAAATTCGATTTAGACAAACATCACACCACATTGATCTGTGGGAAAAATGGTGCTGGTAAATCAACGATGATTGATGCGATCTGCTTTGCTTTGTATGGTAAGGCGTTTCGCAATATCAATAAGCCACAGCTAGTCAATCACATCAACAAAAAAGAATGCTTGGTCACATTAGAGTTCTCGATTGGTGCTACTGAGTACAAGATTGCTCGTGGCATCAAACCTGCTGTGTTTGAAGTCTACCGTGATGGTGTGTTAATCGACCAGGACGCTGCCACCAAGGACTATCAAGAGGATCTTGAGCGTAACATCATCAGGATGTCACATACCACGTTCTGTCAAGTCGTGGTGCTCGGTACAGCCAACTACACAGCATTCATGAGCCTGACACCTTCTGATCGTCGTAAGACGATTGAGGATATGCTGAACATCGAAATATTTTCGGTGATGAACACGTTGATGAAAGAACGTCAATCCGAATCCAAAGAACATCTTGGTCTACTCGACAAACAGATTTCGGTTCTCGATAACACAATCGAACTGAATGCCAAACACAAAGCACAGATACAGTCGCGCACAGATGATATGATCACAGAGAAGTATGCGCAGATTGAACAGCAAGAAAAAACTATTGCTGATTACGAAGTTGCAGAAGCAGAACTAAAGAAGAAAATTGAGTGTGTGAATGCCAAAGTAGCAGATGCTGATGATGTCAAAAAAGATCTTCTCGATGTCAGAGGTAAGAAATACAAAGCCGAAGTTGCCAAGGAACGCATAGAGAGTAACATAGCATTCTATGTAGATAATTCCGCATGTCCAACTTGTAAACAAGATTTCGATCCTGCGTTTCGTGACATGACATTGGCTGAGAGCAAAACTGGTTTGGAACGATTACAGGGAGCGGTTGATAAGCTGATTGCAAACGATACTAGCATAACAGACAAGTTAGAGAAATATCGTAAGCTGAACAGTGTCACTACAAAGCTCAATGGTGATCTTCAAGAAATCCAGATCAACAAGAATGCTCTTGTCATGAGCATCAACAACACCAGAAAATTTATTGACGAACTGCGTACTGAGGAAGCAGTGGTTGATGACCATGATTATGATGCAGATCTGAAATTGTTGGTTGATGCAAAACGTGCTGTTGTAGATCAACGTGAGATCAATATACTGGCCATTGAAATGCTCAAGGATTCCGGTATCAAAACTCAGATCATCAAGCAATACATCCCGATCATCAATACGCTGGTTAATCGTTATCTGGAACAGATGGAGTTCTTCTGTAAGTTCACACTCAATGAAAAATTCGAATTGGAAGTGAAGGCCCTACATAAAGAGAATATGAGCTATGAGTCGTTCTCAGAAGGCGAGAAGATGCGTATCAATTTGGCTGTGTTGTTCGCATGGCGTGACATCATTCGTCAGAAGAAAACATCGTACTGCAATCTGTTGATACTCGATGAGATCATGGATAGCTCACTCGACAACGATGGTACAGATGAGTTCTTGAACATCATTCGTAGTTTGGCAGAAGATAATCGTGTGGTTGTCATATCACACAAGACAGATCAGATAAGCGACAAGTTCGATAGGATTATTGAGATCGAGAAACGGAAAAACTTTAGCAAGGTGAAATCAAAATGATAATGAAAATCTATGGTAAATTTTATCATATGAGCCGCGAGATTGATAACGATGGCGTTTCCCGGCAAGTCCATAGAAATGTCAGTATGGCATCACGTATGCGAATGCATATAATTATGTGCGATCACTTGGAGGAATATTACTCATGAACTTTGAGAATATCCGTGATGCGATGGAAGGATTATACCAATGAGTGAATTGATCACAGAGCTAGTCAGTTCTAACGATCCAATTCTGCGCGAGAAGACACCAACGTGGGATTGGGCAGATCCACCCATGGATGCCATAGAACTGGCTCACAGGCTCGCACAGACGTGTTTAGAGCATGATGCACTAGGATTGTCAGGACCACAGATAGGACTGCCGTACAGAGCCTGTATCATCAAAGCAAATCCAATGATCTGTATGTTCAATCCAAAGATCGTAGATGTGTCGTTAGGTGAAGAGTATGGTGACGAAGGCTGCTTGTCATATCCGAATCTGGTGATCAGCATCAAACGAGCATCTGTTATTAGGTTGAGATATGCCCGTCCTAATGGTGATGTTGTCACTGAGCGATATGAGGGAATGACTGCTAGGATCATGCAACATGAAATTGATCACTTGGATGGTATCACATTCCAGAAGCGAGCAACACACTATCACTTAGAGAAGGCCAAGAAGGCTATGAGAAAAATGAATCGATGAAACATAAAATCTCAGATCAAGTCCATGAGCAACTAATGAATGAAGTTGACAAGTGCTTATCTTTGTGATATACATATAGGCATAAGTGTGAAGATATCAATCACGCTTACCTTTGTAACAATGTGGAGATATAGTATGACGAAACGAAGTTCTGAATCTTACGTGATGACAGTTGACCCTTCTAAGAAGAAGGATATGGAAAAACTTGACGCTGTTCGTACAGCAATCAAAATTGGTAATGCGTCTACCAATGCTGGTTTGAGTGTTAAATGTCATGGTCGTCTTGGCATTAGTTCTCCAAATGCGAGTAAGTATGCTGGCAAAGAAACAGGCACTATCAAACTAGGTGACGCAAGCCGGTGGGATGTGTATGTGTATGGCGGCAAAACTGGTGCTTCCCCAATGAAGAAAAAGGCTGCTGTAAAGAAGTCATAGTCTTTTTCTAATCTGATTAGCCACGATGGTAATAAACCACCATCGTGGTTTTGTCGTATGTAAGTGAGGTTAAAATGAATACCAATACAACAATTATTGCAGAGCTTCGTAACGATTCGACTGTTGTATCACATGCGCGTCCTAGTAATGAACCGGACTGGAAATATTCAGAGGATGAGATCCTATCTGATTTTCGTGGATATCTCGCTTCCACGTACGGTGAACATTATAAGTCTGGTAGCAAAGAGGTTGAGTGTTTCGACGCCTGGATCGCACTCGGTGACTCAACACCAACATTCAGGAACACAGCACTAAAATATCTTTGGCGATATGGCAGTAAGGAAGGCAACAACAAAAAAGATCTGTTGAAAGCTCTTCACTACATCGTTCTCATGTTACACGTTGATCACTATAAAAATGGCGCATAGATATTGGCATGAGCAATTGAATTAGGAGTATAGAATGGCATTTAGTTTGGAAGTGAACGTCGAAGAACTGGCAAAGAAGAGAAAGTTGTTCATCGCAACTCCCATGTATGGCGGGCAATGCGCGGGTATGTATGCAAGATCCATGATGGAACTGTGTGTGCTCCTGACACGTATGAATATCCCACACCAACCATATTTTCTGTTTAACGAAAGTCTGATCACTCGCGCACGTAACTATTGTTGCGATGAATTTGTTCGTAGCGATTGCACACATATGTTGTTCATTGATTCTGACATTGGTTTCAATGCCAATGACATTGTTGCTATTCTTGCGATGATGGAAGATGATAGTCCGTATGACATTCTTGGTGCTCCATATCCAAAGAAATGCATCAGTTGGGAAAAGGTGAAGCAGGCTGTTGATAAAGGTTTCGCAGACGAAGATCCAAATGAGTTAGAGAAATTCGTTGGTGACTTTGTGTTCAATCCAAAGGCCGGTGGTGAACGTATCAGTATTGGTGAGCCTTGTGAGGTACTGGAAATCGGTACTGGTTACATGATGATCAAGCGTAAAGTGTTCGATACGATGCAAGAAAAATTCCCGCATCTATCGTATAAGCCAGATCACATTCGTACTGAACATTTCGATGGTACACGTGAAATCATGATGTACTTCCAAGCAGAGATCGATCCTAAGAGTAAGCGTTATCTCAGTGAGGACTATTGGTTCTGTCAGAAGGTGCAAGAGGCTGGTCTGCAAACATGGTTGTGTCCATGGATGAAAACTCATCACGTTGGTTCTTATATCTTTGGTGGTTCGCTTGCAGATCTTGCTGCTGTTGGTGTTGCCGCTACTGCCGATGCTGGTATTATTCAGGGCAATAGAGATAAGAAAAAGAAACGTGAAAAGAAGGGTTGACAATAGCGAATCGTTGTGTTAGATTGTTTGAGATGAATTACTGAGGATACAACATGAAGCTTTCGAAGGAGACTATCAAAGTCTTACAGAACTTCCACACGATCAATACCGCGATTATCTTGCGGGAAGGTAATGTGATCATGACACAGAAAAATGATGTCATCGTCGCCAGAGCAGAAGTGCCAGATACCTTCCCGCGAACGATTCCGATTATTGATCTATCGAAATTCCTTGCTCTACTATCATTGGGCAAGGAAGATGCTGATGCAGATTTCGGTGACGACTGCATTACCATCACTCAGGGCGGGTACACAGTTAAGTATGCGTACGCACCTGAAAACTTGATCGTAGCGCCTCCTGCTGGACAGAATATAAAACTGCCATCCAAAGATGTACAGTTCACCCTCAATGAGGAAACATGGCAGCAGGTTTCAAAGGCGATGCAGATCATGTCGTTTAGTGAGTTTGCGTTTGTAGGAGAAGACGGTAAGTTAAGTATACAAGCCTTGTCGATGAAAATTCAAAATGGCGGTAGTGACACGTACTCCGCACACATCGGTGACACCGACAAGGAATTTCGTTGCGTACTCAGTGCGGCTAATATGAAACTGATCCCTGGTGATTATGATGTCACAATCTCGAAATCGGGCCTCGTTAATTTCAAGGGTGAAGTAGCCGAATACTGGATCACTATGTCAACCAAGAGTCAATTCGATGACTAGTTGGATAACAGATGGTCATGCGTACAAGCGCATCAATTGTGTTCCAAAGACACAACGTGATGTTGCTGCGTTCATTCGGGAGAACTGTCGATATGAATCAGTCAATGGTTCTATGTTCGGCAAGGCTCCCGGTGATCGCTACACAAGTCAGTTCTACCTTGCATCGCTTACTCACAATGGTGAGATGATGAAACGTGTTTGTGAAGCGTTTGGTTACCTACTACATGATCATGGTATCGAGATAGGAGAAATCCAGTTGGCGGGTAGACATTGGTCTGCTTTGCCAATTCTCGGTGCCATGTCATATCACTTTGGGGTTAACACATTCTCCATTCGTCGAGAACGAAAAACATATGGCAAGCACAATCTAATCGAAGGCACTGTGGATTCGAAACCGGTGTTGCTAGTAGACGATCTTGCCAATTCAACAAATTCATTTGCATTCTGCCAATCATTTCTTCGCTCGAATAACATTCCGGTGATGGATAAATGCTTGTGTATCCTGAACAAGAAACGAAAAGACGACGCAACTTTCCTTTGGGACAAATACTCGGAGCAGGAAATAATATGGTTGATAACCAGATGTCAAGTAACAGACAAGTAGTCTTCGATTACATCAATGAGAATGTCATTTTTCGGTGTGATCCTACAAAGAAATACAACGAAGAACTTGTTGGTAAACTGCCATCCAGAAATCCATCTAACGGTGGTTATGCATCTCAATTCTTCATGCGTCGTCTGACACACAATGTTGATATGATGAGCATTGTCATGGAGATGTTCGAACCGTTCATTGATAATATAATTGAATCTATTGAATCTGATGATGGTTTTCAGTTATGTGGTATGGAAACAGGATCACTTCCTATCATCGCCGCATTACAATATCATATAAAGTATATGTACGGTGAAAACATCAATGCGTTCACGGTACGCAAAGAACGCAAAGCATATGGTCTATTCAACTACATAGAAGGCGAGCCGAATGACATGCCGGTGGTTTATGTTGATGATTTGATCAACTCAGGCGCATCCGTAGGGCGGTGTGCGAATATTGTGGAAAGAGAGATAGGAAAACTTGGCTATGCCGGTGCCTGGGCGATTGTGAGCAAACGAATAGACGTTCAGAGCTTGTACAGTTGGAATGATTTCAACTTAGATTATGACAAAGATTTGTATTGGGAACCGAAGGGAATACTTGCATGATAGAAAAAGTTCTACAATATCCAACACAGACAATTCTCAATGAGATAGACAAAAATGTTCTTGAAGCTACATTGGGTGAAGTGTCTCTATGGGATATCAGTAAACGACACAAGAATATCGAGTATCACAAACACACGCGCAGCATTCCATTGATCACATGGGATAACATAGACGGTGTGGCACAACGCGACACAATGACAACTCATGTCGTTAATAAGTATCCTGGTAAATGGCCGGAGATAAATTTGTTTATGCAGACGGTTGAGAAAATGTTCAATTGCTCAGTCAAGACAATCAGTATCGTTAAACTGGAAGCAAACATGGAAGTCTATCCGCATATTGATGGTGGTGAGTTTTATGCTGCGCATGATCGATATCATTTTGTACTGAAAGGTGACTATGAATTTACTGTCGGTGATGATCAAATGGTGTGCTCTAAGGGATGTGTCTATCGATTTGACAACACACTGACACATAGTGTAATATGTAAAGATGAAGAACGAATTGCGCTAATATTTGATGCGCTGCCATTAGGATAATGAGGAACACATGGAAGAAGCATTGTGGGTAGAAAAATACCGACCAAAGACAATAGACGCAACCATCCTACCAGTGCGATACAAAGACATGTTTCGTGGAATGGTCAATAGCGGATCAATACCAAACATGATACTGTCTGGTCGTGCTGGCATTGGTAAAACAACGATCGCAAAAGCAATGTGCGACGAAATTGATTGCGCACACATGGTAATCAACGGATCGCTTGATGGCACAAAAGGTACGCTTCGAAACGAGATCAAGGACTTTGCGTCTACGATGGCAATGTCCGGTAAAAGAAAGTTCGTCATTCTTGATGAGGCGGACGGACTAACACCGTTGATGCAACCTGCTTTGCGTAATTTCATGGAAGAATATTCCAGCAATTGCGGGTTCATTCTCACGTGTAACCGACCACATAAAATCATTCCAGAACTGCATAGTCGATGCACAAAGATCGATTTCGATATTGCGTCGAATGAGAAGAATGACATCATCAAGCAGTATGCAAAAAGAATCTTCCATATCCTAACAGAAGAGAATGTGAAGTTCGATAAGAAGACTGTCGTGGCGTTGATCCAGAAACACTTTCCCGACATTCGAAAAGTGATCAATGATCTACAACGCTATTCAGTCAATGGTGAGATCGATACCGGTGTTATGGTCAGTTTTGACACTATTAGCTTGAAGCAGTTGTTGGATCACATGAAGAATCGCAACTTTGAGTCAATGCGCGATTGGGTAGCACAGAATGATATTGACGATCAGGAAATCTACGATAAACTATTTGATGTATGTAGTTCGTTGTTTAAACCTTCATCAGCTGCTCAGTTGGTTGTTCTACTGTCAAAATATCAGGACATGGGAACACGTGCACCCAATCCAGAGATAACGCTATGTGCTTGCTTATTAGAAATATCTGCCACATTGGAATGGAAAGACTGATGACAATATATGACACAATAATCGATCTATTAGAATACAGAGATAATAATCTGTACTGGAAAGAACAGCCGAAGAACCAAGTTGATATGAGTAAACCTGCTGGATGTGTCAATGATCGAGGTTATCGACATATCAAGATCAATGGTAATAATTACAGAGCACATCGATTGATATATCTGATGTTCAATCCTGAATGGGATATCACTGATACATCACAAGATAATTCCGTTGATCATCGAGATAACGACAAACTGAACAACAACATCGACAATCTGCGTGTTGCTACTCATTCACAAAATAAAGCCAATAGTGGTAAGTACAAGAATAATACATCTGGTGTTACAGGTGTCTATTGGCATAAACGAGCTGGAAAATGGCAAGTGCTAGTCGCGGTAAATAAAAAGTCTCATTATGGTGGTTTGTTCGTTAACAAAGAAGATGCCATAGCAAAGGCAACACAGATGCGTGATGAACTACATGGTGAATTTGCACATCACGATTAGTTCTTGACAACCTAAAGACGATGTGTCACTGTGTATTGGAGATTTCCGCAACTTTAGAATGGAAAGACAAATGAACATCTTCTTCCTCGATAGATGTCCGGTACAATCGGCAAAGTGGCAGGTTGATAAACACATCGTCAAAATGCCATTGGAATCTGCCCAAATGCTATGCACAGCACATCGTGTTCTCGATGGTATGGAAAGTATTGAACTGAGCAAATCCAATCGCAAGATCAAACGTTGGTCGCTGAATGACTCATTCAAGAACGTCACACTGTATAAAGCAAATCATGTGAACCATCCATCTGCTGCATGGGTACGAGCATCGTATGCGAACTACATGTGGCTGTATGAGCATTTTCTTGCACTGTCAGTGGAATACGAATCTCGGTATGGAAAAACGCACAAATCGTTTCTGGATCTGCGTGACGTTCTATCAGAAGCACCAGCAAATATACCGCGTTGGAAATCGTTCTCAACACCACCACCGGCAATGCCAGACGAATATATAACGGAAGATGTGGTAACTAGCTATCGCAACTATTACCGATATGCTAAATCTGATCTTCATGCATGGAAACAAAATAAACCTATGTGGATTTAGTGCTTGACAACCTAACGATGATGTGTCACTGTGTAACCAATCGCAATGAAAGGAAACACAGTGACGAACGTTGTAAGACTAAAAAAAGACAATCTGTATTCTGCGTATGAAGACAATGCGGTACGATTTATCAATCACTTGAATGGATTGAGCATCATGCTACATGGAATCGAAATGCTATATCCAGATGAACCAGTATCAGACAGCACATTAGAATCTCTAGAATTAATGCGAGAAGTGGTTAACGATGCATTACGTGTGGTTATGAGTAATCGCGATATGCTTGGTTTGGCCGACAAAAAAGACGATCTCTCAGAAGTCATTGATGAGATCTACGGTGTTGTTATGATTGACGTTGATACTATGCTCATAGAGCGTAAACATAGTGAGGAACTTACATGGCCGGACCATTCGACTACGTGAAATCAATCAATGCTGGTGAGAAAATTCCACTAGGCACTGATTACAACCAACACGTTATCAACTATGTTCTATCCATGTATCCAGACTGCATTATGCCAGTCGCCAAGGCCAATGTTGCTGAGTTGTCAGATGAGATGCATTATTCTTTTCTGATGGCCAGCATCAAGCCTCGCAAACGGTTTCGTAAATTCCCCAAGAAGCCAAATGCGTTCGAAGATGTTGTCCTAATTGCTCAATATTATAAATACAACATGAAACGAGCGAAAGAAGTTTTGTCCGTTCTCACGGAAGACCAAATTGCTGTTATTAAAAATTATTTGAAATTCGAGGCATGATTGTTTACTGCCTCAGAAATGGGGTATTGTATGATCGAGACATTTATCGAGGTTGCTCTAAAAGAAGACGGAGACTTTTTGAAAGTCAAAGAGACGCTAACTCGTATTGGTATTCCGTATTATAAAGAGAAAATATTGCGACAATCATGTCATATTTTGCATAAGCGGGGAAAATTTTATATCGTGCATTTCAAAGAACTGTACGCACTGGATGAGCTGAATCGCCAAGAACGTGGATTGTCTAGCGATGGACGTACAACAGATTTCAGTGATGATGATAGAGGACGACGAAATACCATTGCCAATTTGCTTAGTGAATGGTCACTGGTTACAATAGTGAATCCAGAAGTATGCGAATCACCAAGATGTCCTTTGGTTAGCGATGGCAAAGTATTGATCAAAGTTCTTCCGTTTCGGGAGAAAGCCGATTGGATATTACAACCAAAGTACGCCATAGGGAAAAAGAAATATGACAGAACAGACTAATGAGCCTGTACCATCGACTGATGAAGTACAGAAATAGAAGATCAAACATTTACGTAAAATCGCAATTGCTGTATTTTCGGCAATTGCTGTAGGTTTAGGGGTATATCTGGAAGCGATACCAATATCAATCGTCACAGATATGTTCTCTAAATAGATGGCTGATGCAAGGGCATTGGCAAAACCAAGGAGAAACTAAAATGAAGAAATCAATTATTGCAATCGTTGCTGCTATGGGCGTTGCTTTCGCGGCAACTTCTGCGGTGGCTGATGATAGTGGTCAAAATGAGCCTGCACCACAGGGTGTAACACAAATTCATCCTTTTAAAAACGCAAACCCATGTGATCGTACGTGGAAAAAGTGTGCGTTTGCTGTCGAAGAAGGCGGTTTTAATAACCCATCCAAAAAAGCTGGTGTTCCATATGTTGACAAAACACCACAATGGAAAAAAGATGCGTTTGAGCCAAAAGACTAAGATGTCGCATCGTAGACTTTAAATTTTGATGGAATGGGAAGCTTCGGCTTCCCATTTTACATAGGAGAGTCAAATGAGTATGGAATATTGCCACAGGCACGATAACACTTATAATACCGACTATGATACCTACTGTCACATGTGCGAGCGTGAAGAAGGCTTTGAGGACACATTGACATTCATCGAATTATCGACTATTCTTATGAAACGACATCCAACCGAGGACATCATGGATGTTTGGTATGCGTCTGATGATGCAAAGAAGAAACGTATTATCAGCATGCTAGAAATAGCTGTTAATGCACCTGATTATGGTAAGTGGCCGGGTGTCTTGTTGGGATGGAAAAATGGAAGCAGTTGATATGAATCCTATGCATAGGCGGAATGTAATGCATAGTATGATTGAATCGAGAGTGTGGTCGGTGTGTAGAGAACCTGTCAATCTTCTATTATATGATAGAGAATATCCACGCACTACTCGTGAAGTAGACTTGGCGATTTTTGAAAACGTGTTTACTCAAACGACTGTGATAGACAATGATAGAATTATGTGGTGGTTAGAGGATGAATTTAATTATGAAAAATAAGGACAGCGGAATGAGACTTTTGTTCGGGTTCTATCTCGGTTGGTTGGCACTGGTGTTCATGTTCCTGTGTACATTCGCACCTCTCATATATATCGCAATCAAAGGAGTCTAGTATGGATTTTAGATCACAAGGCATTGCGGAGCTGGTAGTGCGTGAAATTGCGTTTGCCATTGTTGTCGTGGCAATTGTCGTAGCAGCGGCTGCGGGCCTGCTGTTTTGGGTAACATATTAAGGAGTTTGACTGTGCAAAACGTTGAAGCAATTCTGATAGCATTCTGTATTGCATTCAGTTCATTCTTTTGGTATCAAATCCTTTTGCATTTAGGAGTTTGGTGATGGTATCAGATTATGATGAGAAGGATGCTATTATAGCTAAACTGACTGCCAAAATCAAGAGACTGAACACGGCAATCGAGAAATATGAGGAAGCGATATCCTTGTACAAGGCAGTGATAAATAAGTATAACAGAAACACATTATAATGGAGTATACAATGATAGCTTTTGGTTTGGGTTCGCTGATGTTCGCATTGGCGATTTTCGTAGCATTGGAGTATTGGTATGATTGAAGGTTTTAAACTGCTGTTCACCGCGCATCCTGGTGAGACAGAAAATCCACAAACATATTGGCAACATGGAAAGTTTGCAGCTGGCAACAGCTTCAAGCTCATTTTGGCTGGTATTGCTGGTGTTATTCATGCTGTATACCCACCAGCTTTCCCATTCTACACGTCAACACGTGTGATCAAATCATTCAAAAAACTCGTTGAAAGTAAGCGACACATCGATGAACTTAAGCGTGAGTTTGGTGAAAACAACGTGCGTATGTTGCGTATCAATGGTGCAAAGGATTTGACTATCACTATCAAGATGTCAGATACCAAAAAAGAATCTACACGACTGCTGCCGTTTAGTGGTGGAAAATAATATGTCTGTCTATAATTTTGCCTCTAGAGTGCATGACATAATGGAAGCACACCCGCACATGACCATGCACGAGGCGATCGATCGGTTAATCAATTGGCCGAATATCAAAGACAAGACATACTACACTGACGATGAGCTGGTAGCGCGGGTTCATATATACAGAGAATTTCATGAAGACAGCACACCAAAAGGATAATGAATATGGATGTAACAGTAACACAGAATGTCATCTTTGTTGATGGTAAGCCAAACCTACACATGACGGATCAATCCCCACCATGGGTACAGGATGCATTCAAGATTGGTTATCTTGGTGTTGTGCGTTTGAATAACAATCAAGCAGTTCTAGCAGTCAAAACCAAGAAGGGCATTGAAGTAGCAGAAGGCGGTGATCGCATTGCCAATGATCTGATGTCTGGTCTTGTGGTCACAAAGAAGCCAACCAATACTCTTACGTGGGATGCTGTTGAGGAAATGATGAAAGCTCGTGAAAATGGATCTTGAGTATCATTCGGAAGATCAGATAGACGGAGCTGGACCAATCGTGTTTGTTGCTACTGAGGGTTGGGTTGATCTTGTAGCAAAGGGACACGCATGGGCAGACTATGTTCCGTTTCGTCATACTGACTCTGTTGTGTATGTGACTGACTACGAGTACGGTGACATCGTAGCATTCATTGTATACCGCATAGAAAGCCCACACAAGGCGTCCATTCAGGTTGGGTACACACAGCCACATGCTCGTAGAAAGGGCATGTATGGCCGTCTCCTGGTCTATTTCGAAGAGGTTTTACGCGACAAGGGCATTCGCGTATACGAAACCATTGTATCAGACACGAACAAGGCCATGCGATCGATCAATGATACAAGGGAACCAGTTGGTGTGTTGAGTAGAAAGGTTATAGGATGAATGATTTTACAGACGTGATTATGGGTTCGGTTCTCTATTTGGCGACAGCAATGTTCGTAGGTAGCATCGTGGTTCGGATGGTGCATTATGTTTTCACAACGAATGCTCCATTGGTGTGATTGACACAATCGAATCTGTGTGATATAGTGGATCGTTGTTCATTGGAGAAGCTATGTCACACTTTTATACGAACGTCGTTAAACGCAACAACAAGATCCTAGTTCGTGGGTATAAGAATGGCAAGCGATATTCAGGTAGATATCCGTTTTCGCCATCGCTGTTTATGCCCACGAACGAAGAAAGCAAATGGCGTACCATACATGGTACAGCACTAAAAGAAAAGAAGTTCGAGTCGCCAAACCATATGCGTGACTTCGTAAAGACGTACGGTGATGTTGATAACTTCGAATACTTCGGTATGGAAGATGCAGCATACCAATACATCTACCAAAATTTCCACAAAGCAAAATACGAATCCAAGTACATTCGCGTGTGTTATCTCGACATTGAGGTAGACACGGAAGGTGGTTATCCAGACATGGCTACAGCAGATAAGAAGATCACTGCTATCACCATGCTCTATGACGACATCACAATTGCATTCGGTTATGGCGAATATGAAACTGATGATCCGACCATCAAATACATTCGCTGTAAGAACGAACACGAACTGATACGCAAATTTATTAAGGTGTGGTCGTCAGCGCGATATGGTCCTGATGTTGTGTCTGGTTGGAATATTGAGTTCTTCGATATCCCATATCTCTACACACGAATTACACGCATGTTCGACGAAGACATGGCACGTGAGCTATCACCATGGCGCATGTTCGACAAGCGTACAGTCACTATGTTTGGTAGGGAACAGACAGCATACTATCCGATTGGTATTGCTGTGCTCGATTATATCAGCATGTACAAGAAATTCGTTGCAGTCACCAAACCACAAGAGACTTATAAGCTAGATCATATTGCATGGGTTGAGTTGGGTGAAAACAAACTCGACTACTCAGAATATGGTTCACTGCATAAACTGGCAGCAGAAAATCACCAACTGTTCATGGAATATAATATTCGTGACTGCCGACTGGTGAAACGCATAGACGACAAGCAGAAATTGATGGAGGTGATTTACGCAATCTCATTCTCATCGAATATTAATTTTGGTTCTGCTATGGGTACAGTTGCGGCATGGGACGTGGCCATCTACAGCTACTTGATGGATCGATGTGTGATCATACCAAAGAAAGTCAAAAACGATCCTGGTAGGCAATTGGTGGGCGGTTATGTTAAGCCACCGATACCGGGTAAGTATGGGTGGTTGGCGTCGTTCGATTTGACCAGTCTGTATCCACATATCATCATGCAATATAACGTTGGACCAGACACGTTCATCAAGCAATGTCCTAATGACTATACGACACAAGAGTTAATAGCTGGTGAACACAGGAAGGATATGGATGGTAATATCTTTGCTGCTAATTCATGCATGTACTCACGCGACAAGACATCATTCCTCAGTCAGTTAATGAAGGATCTATTCAATGAACGCAAAGAAGTCAAAAAGGAAATGCTGGCGCTCGAACAGAAACGTGCGAACGGTGAAGAGAATTTGTCATCTGAAATCGAGAAGTTGGATACACTCCAATATGCAATCAAAGTCAGATTGAACGCAGCCTATGGTGCATTAGGTAACAAGCATTTCCGTTGGTTCGATATTCGTTACGCTGAGAGCATCACACGTGGTGGTCAGTTGGCTGTTCAATGGGCTGCGCACTATGTCAATGGTTTCATGAACAAATGGCTTAAGACAGAAGAGATCGACTACATCATCTACATCGACACAGATTCGATTTATGTTGATATGGAAGAAGTTGTGAAGCGAATTGGTAAAGAATGCACCAGAGAAGAGAAGACGGAAGCATTGGATGCGTTCTGTGAAACGAAGATACAACCACTTCTAGAAGCTGTGTATCAAAAACTGGCTGGTTGGATGGCAGCAAAAGAGCAGGCTATGTTCATGAAACGTGAAGCTCTTGCTGATCGTGCTGTGTTCGTTGCCAAGAAACGTTACATGATCAACGTGCTGAATAACGAAGGAGTACAGTACAAAGAACCAAAGATCAAAATTCTTGGTATTGAATGTGTAAGATCTAGTACACCAAGTTCGTGTCGCCAAGCTATTCGTGATGCCATCAAGATCATTCTACAAGGCGAAGAGAGTGAACTACATAGTTATGTTAAGACTTTCCGTGACCAGTACATGACACTACCGTTAGAAGAGATTGCGCGTAACAGTGGTTGTAATGGCATGGACAAATATGGCGATCCGCAAACGATCTATGCACCGAAAACACCGATGCAAGTTCGTGGCGCATTGCTATACAATCATTGGCTCAAGAAAAACAAACTGACTGACAAGTACGAAACCATATTCGAGAGTGATAAGGTTCGATATCTGATGTTGCGTGTTCCAAATCCAATACAGGAAAACGTCATATCATGGACTGGAAAACTACCGGATGAGTTTGACATACACGCTTATATAGACTATGATACTCAGTTCGTAAAAACTTTCTTTGATCCAATTGAAAACATATTGACGTTGGTTGATTGGTCAAGTGAGCCGCGTTTTAAGATAGGAGATTTCTGGGGATGAGTGAAAAATTTATGATGCGTGATTATGCGTTCAGTAAGAAGGATATGATTGCGTTCAAAGAGAAATACACAGGTGCGAATTGGCGTGAAGGCTTCATTGACAATTTCAATTATGTGTTGCGTAACAGTAATAGTAATAAGCTAAATGAGAAAGAATCGTTTGCGTTGCATAAATGGCTAACAGAAGAGGTAGGTGAGTGATGGACAATTTCGAAGCACAAAGACAAATCTCAGCAGCATTCAGAGAAGGAGTTAGAGAAGGGCGAACACAATTGATCAGGGAATTTGCCGAAGCCATTGGTTATGGTGGGAATGTTTCTGTGGTCAAAGGTTTGTTGTCGGGTGAATTGGAGGTTGGTCATATTGAAATCGACGGATTTAGAAACTCGAAAGAGATCCAGACAATTGAAAAAGTGGTGATGAGTAATGACTGATCTATTTGGACATAAAAAAACCGATGGCTATGATTATTCCATGGATGCGTACTATGAAGAGACTAGACAATTCTTGCTAGTCTTTCATGCATACGTAGAAGAGCAATATGGCGTACGCTGCGACGAAACCGTAAGCGGATGTGCGTGTTGTGATGCTTGGAAGTTGTATGACGAAGCGAATTCAATGTTTTTGGAGTAGATAACGAATGAACTTAAAAGAAAAACTGATCAAGAACTCGACCATCAAAGCCACATCAACACTCACTGACAGCAAGGTATACGGCAAAAAGGACATGATTAGAACATCAGTCCCAATGCTTAATGTTGCGCTGGGTGGATCTATTGACGGCGGTATCACACCAGGACTAACCATGTTGGCTGGTCCATCTAAGCACTTCAAATCTGGATTCTCATTACTACTGGCTAAGTCGTATCTCAACAAGTATCCAGACGGTGCTATTCTGTTCTATGATTCTGAGTTTGGTACCCCGCAAGAATATTTCGATCAGTTCGGTATCGATATGGATCAAGTTATTCATACACCAATTATGGATGTGGAGCAACTAAAATTTGACATCATGAAGCAATTAGATGAACTGACACGTGACGATCATGTGATGATCATCATAGATTCGGTTGGTAACTTGGCATCCAAGAAAGAAGTTGACGACGCAATGGACGGTAAGTCGGTTGCTGATATGTCTCGTGCCAAGCAGATGAAATCTTTGTTCCGAATGGTCACGCCACATTTGTCCATGAAGGACATTCCAATGATTGCTGTGAACCACACGTACAAAGAAATTGGTCTGTATCCAAAGGACATTGTTGGTGGTGGTACTGGTGCAATGTACTCATCTGATACCGTATGGATTCTTGGTCGTCAACAAGAGAAAGACGGAAACGAAATCTCAGGTTATCATTTCATTATCAACGTGGAGAAATCTAGATATGTCAAAGAAAAATCCAAAATCCCAATCTCAATCAGTTGGGACGGTGGCATCAATAAGTGGTCTGGTTTGCTCGAATGTGCATTGGAACATGGATCTGTTATTAAGCCAAAAGTCGGGTGGTACTCAATCCCAGGTGGAGAGAAATCATTTAGAGAAAAGCAGATCATCAATAATTCCGAGTTTTGGAAAGACATCTTCAAAACAACAGACTTAGCTGAGTTCATTAAGAACAAATACAAAATCGGCACTTCAAGGAAAATGGACTATGCAGACGAAAGTGAAGATCTACAACATTGAAAACTACCCACTGGATATTAAACCAGGAGTAAAAAAAAGAGAATGGATGGATGAAACACCTAATGGATTTGCGTATAGGTGCCTTCCACTTTCAATGGCAAACATGACTGGTTGGGATATCTACCCGCGAGAAGATTTCATAATTTCGTGGGATGGTCAATATAACCAATCTGGTCTTGTTATCCACCATCCAGATACACAACCAGAGTATGTCACTTCCACATTCGGGAGTGGCATATTCACTGTGCATACTGGTATGTTGTTTAAGACAGAGAAAGAATGGGATATGCTGGTGACTGGTTCTCCAAATCATCCTGTATCATTTGCGTCACCATTAACTGGTGTTGTTGAGACATGGTGGAACGATTTCACATTCACAATGAATTGGAAATTACACACTGCTGGTACGTACATATGGCCGAAGGGAAGGCCGTTGTGTCGCGTCTTGCCTATTCCGGCTGAGTATGATATAGTGACAGAAGTCATTGATCTTAAAGATGATGCAGAGAAACAAGCAGCCTACCAACAGTGGGCTGACGATCGCACGCGCATTGTCGAAGAGATTGATCAAGTCTATGGCACTGGTGTTGATGGTAAAACCGTGAAAGCTGGCCAGCCAAAGACGGAGTGGGAAAAGAACTACTACACAGGAAAGAGAAAAAATGGCGAAATGATATCTGGACACAAAATCAAACGCACATTTCCACAATTCACGAAGGACGTCTAATGGAAGAAATTATCTTATCGAACCTAGCTTATAATGAGAAGTATGCTCGTAAGATTGTGCCTTATTTGAGTGACGAATTGTTCTCATATGATGCACAGAAGAAAACTTATCAAATGATACGTGAATATCTTGAACGATACAATGCTCTACCGACTAAGGAAGTTCTGTATATCAATCTCGAAAACACGAATGATATTTCAGAGCAAATGTTCAATGACACCAAAGAAATAATCGGCAATCTGAAAGTGGATGAAGACACCAAATTCGATTGGTTGATTGATGAGACTGAAAAATTTGTACAAGACAGGACAATAACAAATGCGATACGCCGATCTATCAGAATACTCGATGCCGACACAGATCTTACGAAATCAGCAATTCCTGGCCTATTACAAGAAGCCTTGTCGGTTTCCTTCAATACGGAAATTGGTCACGATTTTGTTGCCGACGCGGAAACCCGCTATGAAATATACCATCAGAAGGACAAAAAACTTAGGTTTAACTTGGACTATTTCAATCGAATCACTGGAGGTGGTTTGCCCACCAAAACTCTAAGCTGCATAATGGCGAGCACTGGTGTTGGGAAAAGTCTTGCTATGTGTTCGATGGCAGCAGCCAATCTCATGGACCAACAGAATGTGCTCTATATAACGCTAGAGATGGCCGAAGAGCGGATTGCAGAAAGAATCGATGCTAACCTAATGGATACGCCGGTAGATGGTTTGATTGATCTTACAAAGACTGAATACGTTAAGAAAATGGCGGCTGTATCAGAATCTACTAAAGGAAGATTTATCATCAAAGAGTATCCTACTGCAAGTGCATCAGCAGAGCATTTCCGCAATCTACTTGATGAGTTGAAGATCAAGAAAAACTTTGTGCCTGATGTTGTGTATGTTGACTACATCAATCTGTGTATGTCGTCTCGCATTAAGATTGGTGCAGGGGCAAATTCGTACGCATATATAAAGGCAATCGCAGAAGAACTACGTGGACTGGCAGTCGAATATGAAATCCCGATCATCACAGCCACACAGGCTAATCGTGATGCGATTGGCAGTTCTGACGTCTCGCTCACAAACACATCTGACTCGATTGGTCTACCGATGACAGTAGATTTCATGGTGGCAATAATAGCTACTGAGGAATTGGATGAAGAAAATAAGTTCATGGTCAAACAATTGAAAAATAGATTCGGTGATCCAGGGAAGTATCGTCGGTTCTTCGTTGGTGTGGATAAGGCAAAAATGCGTTTGTACGACTGTGCAAACGAAATACAAGAAGAACCTCCGGTAATGGATAATGGTGATTTCAATACCAAAAATTATGAACCGACAAAATTCGGTGGGTTCGTATAAAAACAGGAACAGAGTTATGAGTAATTTTTTAAGTACGTCAATTGTCATATTGTTAATAATGGCAATTTCTCTGGGAGGTGGTTTTGTTCTTCACGAACGCATTGTGAAGAACGAACTATCCTTCCAGAAGTATCGACTATATATCGTGTGCGTAGATCAGAATGCAAAAGAGTCGTGTAAATTTATCTTACAATGAGGATTAAAGACATGAATGACGAACT